TATATTTAAGTAATCTAAAAGGATTATGGGCTAGGGGAGATGTTGAAAATACTCCCTTAGACCATATGCAGGATTGTCTTAATATACAATTCAAGGGTAATAATTTTCTAACTGTCGATGGAATTGGTATATCTCAAGAAGTAGTAGTGCCATTAGAAGATGTAGTTAGAGTTTATAATTATGCAACTCAAACTGCGAATACATTATTGATTCTAACTTATGATGGAACTACAGGAAATATATATCATTGGGTTAACTCCGCGCTTATTTACGGCCCAATCCTAACCAAAACAGGAATGACCGACTTCGCATTTGTTCCATATGCAGGTCGGGCATATTTATCTCCATTTGTCAGTGTAACTACCGGTGATTTAAATATACAGAAGGGAATGCAATCTGAATTCTTATATGTGTATTTAGGTGCAGGTGTAGCAGCGCGTAAAGCTGCTGGTGCAGTTCCCGCTGGAACATTAACTATTGCAAATGGCGCCGCAGGACATACTGATCCAGGTTTACATACATTTGCGGTTGTAGGTGAATCTGATTCTGGATTTTTATCTGAGCCATACGCATTTAATACATTCGTAACTAGCGCCGCATTAAGCGTAAGTTTTAGTAATGTGCCAGTATTAGTAGGAACACAATGGACTAAACGACACATTGTAGCGTCTAAAGTTATTGTAGGTTATAATGGGGATACATCAGGTTATCAATTCTTCTTTATTCCCGGTGCAACAATTAATGACAATACGACTACAGTATTAGCAAATCAATCATTTTATGATGCTGACTTATTAGAAGATGCATCGCACTTATTAGATAATTATGCTGAAATACCTGCGGGTGCGTGTTTATGGATATATCATGATAGATTATGTTTATCCACTACTTGGAATGATATATCGTTAATTTATGTAAGCGCGCCGGGGGAACCTGAAGCTATATCCGAAATTGATGGATTAATTATTGTCCCATTAGATGGAAATCCCATTACTAATGGCGGTGAATTACGTGATATAATGTATGTGTTTAAACGGAGTCGAACCATACCATATAATGATAATGGTGAAGAACCTAGTAGTTGGAAAGATGCAGAAAGTAGTCCCACTGATGCAGCTTATGGAACATGTGTGCATGGTATAGCTACAGTATTAGATAGTGGTAATGCTAATGTAGATTTCTTTATGATTTCTACTTATGCTGGAATTATCCTTTTTAATGGACGATACATATTACCAGAATTAACATTTAAAATTGAACAGACTTGGAAATCACAAGATAGAAATGAATATCGACGAATTCAAATGGTTAATTGTCCTACGAGAAAGACTATTTATTGTGTCCTTCCCGATTCCAGTGTATTATTAGGTAATTATCAAAATGGAATGGATCCAAAAAATATACGTTGGAGTAGAAGAACATGGAATCAACCAGTTAGTTGTGTTGCCATTGTTAATATTGATGAAATTATAATTGGATTGGATAATCCCTTTTAATCTGGTTAAAAATGCCAATACCATCCACAGGATTATTCAGAGTTTATTTCAGTCTGGTTCAGATTGTTAGTGGGCCATTTGAAATTAATTCTGGATTACCCAATCCAAAAGCTACAACTGATGCAGCTACTATTGGTGCATATTTTGCTACACGCACATCTACTCCTGCAAGCGCGCCACAAGGATGGGAAGGTGTAGATACTGGTGGAGGATTATATGCTCCTGCTGTTGGTGCATATGAATTACAATGTTTTCCTCAAACTACAGTTGTATTTGACCAATTAGGAACTCCCACGCCAATTGACTTTATTAGTGCTAGTTTTCCCATTGGTGTTCGATTCAATCAAATTAGTCTAAAAATTGATGGTGCTTTGGAATGGAAAGGTCATAGGCGAATTGTTAATTTGGTTGAATTTATTAATAGGGGTTCAATTATAACTAGTACAGTTCCAACTGGTAATGTCTCTGCGCTTTCAAGTGCACAAATTATAGGGTCATTAAGTTTCCTTGGTGCGAATCAATTATTCGGTTATGTGTCGGGATATCGATTTACTGAGGCAGTTGATGGCACATTAGGATTAGTAATTGCTAATCTCCGAGTTGATTTATTTTATCTTCAAGGTGTATATAATACAGCTTGGATTAATCCTACTCTAACTACAGCAAATGCTAATCCTGGTGATATTATCAGAATTACAGCCCCAAGTGGATTAGATACATTTGAATCATTTAAGGCATACTGGAAAGCTAATCCAACCGCGACGGAATACTCAGGTGCAATTGAATTACCTGTTGTAACCTTATCACCTACGGTTGTACAATTAATGCTTCCTCCAAATATGGGATTACCATATGGGGATAGACGCATGAGTATATTTGGGGTGCCTGACCCTGCTACATTAATTGATGGTGAAATATTACTCGCACAGGTTAATGCAACTCCACTATTAACTAATGGCACCGGAATATACGTATTAAGTGATAACAAACGTAGTGATACGTATTATGATAGGTCTGTATCTCCAGTGTCCACTATTGAAATGAAGATTCCTTAATAGAGTTTATGCCATACATTAAAACTGCATTTTTTAACGCTGGTAAATTAGGGGATATACAATCCCATATTAATCCTATTAGAGTTAGAGTGGCAGGAGATGGAAATTTACGTGCATTCTTATTTACTACTGAAAATGTAACTGGAACTGAATTAAGTGCTGAAGCTATGTCGTTAAGCAACGCGCGTTCATTAAATTATTTATCTAACTTTGTAGCTGAGAAATGCTGTTTGAAATTAATGACATCTGAAATTGATGAATACTTCATTGTAAGTAATATATACGCTTACGTTAAGCCTAGTTCAGCTTCGTTTCCACAAACTTAATACATGGCTAATCCATCTGATCGTTTATTGAGTCAATTAAATCAGACTCAACTTCAACAGAAGGATAACCCTACTTATCAGGTTATTAAACAATTGATTCAAAAGTTATCTGCTCTTGAATCTGCTGTGTCTGGGGGTGGAAGTAGTGCAGGTAGCGTAACTAATATAACTCAAATAATTCAACAATTATCTTCTGGTGATGGCGGAAGTGCTGAAGAATCTTTACCTATACCTGGGCCTGTAGGAGCAACAGGAGCTATTGGCCCAACAGGAGCAGAAGGGCCACCATTTCCGGGATTCATAATTGTTGATGCAGATATGTCAGAAGATGTATTACCTATTCCAGGGCCACAAGGCCCCCAAGGAGTTGCAGGTAATACAGGTGCTCAAGGTGAACAATCTATAGGATTTGTTTTATATGAAGAAGCTGAAGATGCACCAATTATACCCGGCCCCCCGGGAAGTAGTGGAAGCGCGATATGGACATTAATTGCTCAACAAGCTGTAGCTGGTGCAACTGAATATGATTTTCCAAATTTAAGTGGATATAATGAAATTAGAGTATTAGCTCGTTCTATTACTCGTGCTAGTAGTGGAGTAACTGTATTAAGGGTTAGTACAGATAATGGTGCTACATTTTTAGCAGCTTCTGGTGATTATATTGACGTAGCAAATACAGGTATTGAAACTAGTACAACAAATATTCCATTTCATGCAACTTCATCAGCTTTAGCTAGAACTGGTGAAGTAATTATACGAGGATTTAATGGGACTGTTATTAAATCAGGTTCCAATTTAAATATTACAGATTTCTTTCTTATTCCAACTACTACACCACTTAATGCTATTAGGGTATTAGGGGGAAGTGGTGGAGCACTTAATGCAGGAACAATTTATGTTTGGGGGAGATAATGCAGAATACGCCATTTAGAGTTGTGGTTGCACTAACGAATACGTATACGACTAACATTCTTAATCCTCCCACTACCACAGGTGGAACTGGATTGGGAACTCCTAATCCCTATATTCTAGTAACTCATATTAGAGTATTAGAAAAGGCTGGAACTGGTGCTACATTCCGATTATACGTAGGTGCAACAGGAGCTAATACTGCTGGCACTGAATCATTTTTCCCATTGAATTGTGCAGTAGCTACAGCGGGATATGTGGAATGGTTTGGACGTAAGAAATTAAAGGTTGCTGACTTCTTAGTTGGTGGTGCAAGTGCGGCTACAACATTGACTATTGATATTGAAGGTGAATGGGGATTGGAATTCTAATGGACCCATTATTTAAAGATATTGCTAATTTAGGTGCGGTGGGTCTATTAGCTGCTTTAATGTATTATCAGAACAATAAAAATGCATTAGAATTTTCTAAGCAAACAATAGACCAAGCTAAATTATTTGGAGATAGAATTGAAGCCCTATTGAATGTTGAACGGGGTAGGACTGAAATGCTAGTTAGATTAGTTACAGATAATACAGCTCAAACTGCAACTAATACTGCTGTAGTTCAAGCGTTACATAGACGATTAGATGATAATCATAGTAAGGAAGCGAGAGAACATCATGCCAGTTCCTAACCACACACAACACGTTGTAGATTATTTTAATGCTCATGTGGGTCAATACGATTATAGGACACATGAGGGATGTGGTAAGTTTACAGAAGGATGTGTCGAATATTTGAGGCTATATGATCAAAATATTGGGCATCTTAAAAAGTATGGTGGTTCAACCCAATGGAATGGTCACGCCATTGATGCTGTTAATTATCATGATCCTTCTCGTGGAACTTATCAGAGTGTGGATCTTCTTGCCTCTGCTGAATCTGCCAACGCGCGTCCCCAATGGTTAATTCAGGAAGTTTATTATACTGCGGCTGATTGGTATTTAATTGATGCAGTTGAGCCTGAGCCAATTATACCATCTGTGCCTTGGGTAGCATATAATGAATCATTGTTTAATGATAGATTACAAAAACAATTAGCATATGATTATGGTCGTAGACCACAAGCTGCTGATTTCATGGTTAGCGTATGGAGTGCGAGAGTGTTTCATAGTACTTATATGGGGCCAGATAAGAAGCCATTAGGATTCGACGCTGCTATGTCTAAACATAGACCAGAATGGTGTAATGCATTAGGTGTTATTGTTGATGGGATATGGTTTTAATATGGCTACTGGAGGATTTGCTGGCGTTCGTATTGGAGAAAATGTTCCACAACCTAATAGGGGTTCTCCTCTGCGAAATGTATATGATGCAGCCGCTACTACACAGGCGGAGGATTATGATAACATTATGCGGGGGTATGATGATATATTATCTACCTCACGCAATAGACAGAATCAAGGATTAAATTATGTTCCAATTAATCCTGTATTTAGTCAACAGTTTAAACCTACTGAATATAGTAGGAGTGGAGATTTAGATACTGCTATATCTGGATTGAAGGGGGTAGCTAATACAGGGGGATATTCTGATTCTGATGTACAGAATATTAGAGAAAGAAGTATTTCTCCAATACGGAGTATTTACTCCTCAGCACAAGAAGGATTAAGAAGGAATAAGGTATTACAGGGAGGCTATAGCCCTAATTATGGCGCGGTTAGTGCGAAGATGGCCAGGGATGCAAGTTCTCAAATTGGTGATATTACAACTAAAGTTAATGCGGATATTGCTCAAATGATTGCTTCTGGTCGAATGGCGGGATTAAACTCATTGGCTTCTACTACGGGTAGAGAGAATGAATTAATTAATACTAATAATGTTCGTAATAATGAAATGATGGTGGAAACTGATTTGAATAACACAAATGAACAGCGTAGAGTGAATACATTGAATAGTACTGGAAGAATGAATGCTAATAATGAAAGTGTTAATGACCAGATGGGAGCATTACAGGGTAGAACTTCGCTGTATGGAACTACCCCCGCGCTTACTAATACATTTGCTAATCAAGTTCTATCTAATAACCAGCAAAATATACAGGCAGCAACTACTGCAAATACGATTAAGAATCAACGTGCAAATATTGGATTGAATCTTGTCCAAAATCAATTAGGTATTCCTCGTGTGGGGAGGGGATAATGGCATCATTTGTTCAACGCCTTAGAATGGCTAATATGTTTCCTATTAGGTCGGACATAGGAAATGCACGAGTTCCAGTTGATAACAATGATGACATGTATGATGTTATTAATGCTGGTAAAAATCTATTCGACTATGCAAATCGAAATAGGGGAATAGAGGAAGTAGGCCAACAAATAAGAAGCGCGCCGCAGAAAATAGCTAGACCTACATTTGGTGGGATGGTTGGTGATGCTTCTAATCCAGGCGCTGATATATTAGCCCGTTCTAAGGGTAGTGCTGAACAAACATACGCCAATAATAATCAGGAATTATTAAGAGGTAGAATTGGCCCACAACCCGGTTCAGAAGATGTAATGGGTAGGGATGAAGCTCATTTAGATAGATATATGAAGCGTAAGAATGCTGAAACATTAGCTAATGCTACTGCTGCTAATGCAGGTAATAAGGGATGGAAAACTGTAAATGTTACTGATCCAAATGACCCTGCTAAAACTACTGCTATACAAGTAAATGACCAAACAGGAGAAACTAGACCTATTAATTTAGGGGGTGGTCAAATTACTAATAAAGAAACTCCAGGTTCAATTCAAAAACGTATTGATACTAAAAATGCAGCAGCTAATGCTAATAAGGCTTATTTAGATAAAACGAGTGATTCATTAACATTAATTAAAGATTTAATGGATGATAATGATAACTTAACTCCTGAGGGAACTAGAGCAACTGGTAAATCTGCTGTTGGAAATTATATTCCATTTACTATGGGATATACCGGCTCAACTAAAATCAATAAATTAAAAAGTGAACAAGTATTAAATTTAATTGGTCAATTAAAAGCCCAATCCAGAACTGGTGCAACTGGTATGGGTAATATGAGTAATAAAGATTTAAGTGTTATTGAAAGGGCAGCCACCTTATTAGATACGGGATTACCAGAAGAAGAATTTAAGAAACAATTAAAAATTGTCAAAGATGAATTAAAAGATATTCAAACTAGATTAACAATGGGGGATGAAATTCCTAATAATACCATGAAACCTGCTGTAAGTCATAATACAGTTCCAGAAGGTAAAATTAAAGTGCGTCGTAAGAGTGATGGCAAAATGGGGTTTATTTCTAAATTAACTCCTGAATTTGAGTTGGTGCAATAATGCCTCAAACAAATGAAGAAGCAAAATTTAAGGATTGGTATGGGGGTATATCTAAGAAATATGGATTAAACCCTAATCCTGATGGGCAATTTTACGATTATCGAAGTGCAATGAGAGAAAATGTATTACCAGATGAAACTGGACATTGGCCTTCTAAATTTAAATTACCTGGACATCCCAATGAATTTGTTGGGGGATATTCTACTATTACAGGTAAACCTAATCCTAAACAAAGACAAATTACTGATGTAGATGAATTAATTAGATTAGGTTATGATCCTGAAACTGCACGTAATTTAAAAAAAGATAATATCTATTCTAATGCTGATTTGCCTAATGATTTTGTTGAATCAAATGAACCATTAGAGGATTTTGATGCTTCGCCTAATAATGAATCTGAAGAATTAATTGATTTTGATAATGAACAAGAGCCACAACGCGAATTAAGTGTAATAAAAGATGATGCACCCGATACATGGATGGAAGGATTCAAACAATCCATCTTAGGTGGAGAAGCATTAGACACGGGATTAAAAGGTGCTAAGGGATTCCTTAAAGGTTCTATACTTGATATTCCAGAAACTCTTTGGAGTGGATTAAAAGAAGGATTCAATTTAGCTACTAATCCCATTGGGACTATGTATGATAAGATTAAATCTGCCCCGGAAGCCGGTAGACAATTATTTGATACTGTAGATCAAGCTGGTGGAAATCCTGAGGAATTTGGTAGATTAATGGGTCAAACTACAGGACAACCATTAGTTACTGCTGGATTAGTTAAAGGTACTCCGGGGGCTATTAGAACAGCGGGTAGAGTTATTGAACCTGCTGGTAAAGTAATGAAGCGTTATGCACCATTAACTGGTATGCCTGTGGTTAGTCCATTAGCAGGTAGAAATTTAGTTAGAATTGAAAGAGGAATTGGTAGGGGAATGGAATCTGTTGGGAAGAAAATGAAAAGTGTTGGTAAAACTAATGAGGAAGTTATGACAGAACCTCCATTAGAAATGCCATTATCAGAAGGAGATATATTACCCCAATCCAAATCATTCAAAGTTATTAGGAATGAAAATCCTCCAATTGTTAAGCCTAGAATGAAACCGAATAAAGACGGAACATTCACCAATTTAGATACTGGTGAAGTTGTTAATAGTAGGGGTGAATCTATAATCGAAATTGACAATAAACCAATTGATAAAAATTCACCCTTTTTCATTAAAAATCGCCCATAATATTATGTCCATCGGCTCAGTCTTTGGTCTAGCTTCGACTTGGGCCTAGACTGCCTCTCTAGCTTGCGAGGATGACTCAGGGCAAGAGCTAGCGACTTGAACGGCTTTAGGATTCGTTCAAATCCAAGTCCTTGCCTGAGTCATCCTAGAGAGGTTGGGGGACAGCTTCCCAATCTACGGAATAGAACTATTTTGATTCCTCTTTATCACTTGCTAATGCAAATTCTATAGTAGAATCAGGATGTAATTCTTTTCTTAATTCTTCTGATTTAGCTGCTAATTCTGTTAATTTAACTATAAATCCTTGTAAATCTCCCCTTAATAAACAAGCTCTAGATAACATTGTAATAGCTTCTAATTCAATTAATGCACTTGCAATTGTCACAATCATACTATCTTTCATAATTCATTCCTTAATGGGTTCACACACTTGAACTGTAAATTTACTACATACTTCACAATATATCTCACGTATACTTTTATTTACTGTAATTTCTAACATGGATATGTCATCATTCTTGCAGTGTTTACACATGGGTTTCATGACTTGTTCTTGTTCAATATTAGGATTTGTCATTTATAGCCTTAATAGTAATGAAAGGAAATTTAATGTTTTCATTAATATTTGGTGTTAATTTCCATTGTCTCCCAAATTTATCTATAGCTACTATATATTCATAGGGTTCTTTTATATCTAATGTATTCATTACATGTAAAGTTCCAGTATTCAAATCATTTGAAAAAAGTTGAATTGTCATTTTAAGCCTCGCATTTCCGACATACAATAACTCCATTCCTTCTTTTCTTACTTCTTGTGCGACTTCCGCATACGCCGCATCTTGTCCATGTGCATGTAGTCATATATTTTTCTCCAATTGAATTATTACTGATTTAATAGTAGATAACTCAAAATTTAATTTTGATAACCATTGTATAACTTCTAAAAAATTATCAGCATTAATTAAATAATTCTCAATTTGATTACCGTTAGCTGATTCTCTTTCAATTCTAATTGACCATTTAGGAATTATTCTTAACATTTATCTTCACCCTACACTTTATAGCAACTAGTCCTTTTTCGCCTTCAATTACATCGAATTCAACCGTTATTACGCCCTTCTTATGTAACTCTAATAATTCAGCCCAACTACCTTTATACTCACGTCTATGTAAAAATATATCTCTGTTGGCTCCGCATACTATGAAGGCGAAGTCCCTATCTGGATTTAGGTTTCTAATCTGTCCTATCATTTAATTTCTCCAATTTTTTTAATCTTCTCTTTATAGTTAACTTTTTATTATATTCCTTCATTCTTGCTTTTTTACAAGTTTTACAACCCCTAGCACCTGATCTAGTTATATAGTCAAATTCATGCCCATTTAAACAATGGGTTTGAAGTGGATGTGGTTTATATCCTAATTTAATAGCATCCATTATATTGTCATATCGATTTCCATCATATAAATGATCTGGATTAAAACAGTGTCTATTGGGACATTTCAATTTATGTAAACATAAATTTTTTAATGGATTTATAAAAGTTTCATAAGATAATCTATGAACAGAAACTATTTTTTTATTTATTGTTACTTGACCATATCCATAATTATTTCGACCCAAAGTCCATAACCAACATCCTGTAGCAGAGTCAATTTTTCTAAATTTTTCTAAAATTTGTTTTATTGTTAAATTCCTTGGAATTTTCATTTTTGCTTTCTATTTCCTTTACCTGCAAGATATTCTTGAAGTTGTGTTACTTGTATTTCCGGCATTCTATATATGGTTCCATTTTCCTTAGTCTCAGTTGTAATCATACCCGCAACATGAAAAGATTCCATGATAAAGTCTAATTCTTCAATACTCCCGTAATGGGCGTAAAATTTCTTAGTAAGCATTTGACGTGATATGATATGATTTTCTCTTACATTTAACAATTCATTAATGATTAATGCCTTAAGATTGCTAGACGTAGATAATCCATTTTTTCCAGCAACGGTTTTCCTTACGTTACCGAGTAATTGCTCACATACTCTAATTGCCTCATTCATCGCACTAACACTTATCTCGAGTTTTGGAGCTTCTGCAAGTGACAACAACATAGCTACTTTCAGAACACTATCACCAAAGCGGTTCAATGTCCCTGTTTCATCTTTAACTTCTTGACTGTCTACTGTGTCAAGGAAATCGTCATACCATTGATGATACAAGTGGCCTACTTCACTTGCATAATGAGTTTTATCATTTACTTTAGTTGGGAATTTGTAGTAGTCATCTTCAATGAGACTGGATAAGTATTTAAATGGGCCTTTTAATTTGCTTACCTCTTTTAGATATTTAGCCGATTCCTCATAATTGGGAATTTCATCTGGTTGGAATACAAGACTATTTCGCTTATTCCTCTTTGATTCGTGTATGATGAATGTTCTAGCGAAGAATCCCCCCTTAACCGCTGAGGAATTAAGTAAGTCATCTGACATAGCCTCATTAGTTCCACTTAACATGGATACGACAGGAGAATCTAATTTGAATGTGTCAGACTTAAGTAAAGAGCGCCATTCGCCTTCATTATAATTACGGTCAAATAAATCCGTTAGGATTTTAGTTGCTGCTGGATCTTCCACTAATGACGAACTAAGCTCTGACGAGGAAATGAATACACTATTTCCATTCTTTTTAACTGTTCCCCCCGGAATAGTATACATTGTTCCCATGTCTTTCAATATAGCTTGTATGGAACTGCGCCCCTTGATTATGTTCGTATTTCCTACAGAATGGACTAACTTATTAGCCATGTTGATTGGGGGGCCTTTTTTGATACCGGATTCTCCATATAACATTACGTATATATTGGGATAAATTTTGTAAAACCATCTATCTAAATATATTTGGTCTCTCATAACTGCGGACAATGCAGCTAGTGCAGCCCACCTCCAATAGTTAAGCGGACTTTCGAAATCTTCGTGCTGTTTGATTATACCATCTAACCAATTGGGCATTTATTACCAACGATCAATTTCGGTGTAATAGCCGTTAATATCTTTAATTTCTAAACAAACTGCTTCACCAGATAATAATGTTACTTGTTTAATTGCAAGTATTAAATTCTTAGCATCTTCAATATTATTAATTTTAATTGGTTTAAAATCTCCTGCTGATGAATATTCTATTTCACATGTATTATCTCTTTCATTTAATTCTATTCTAACCATTTATTCTTCCTTCACAATCAAAGGCTTCAATTCCACCACCATAATATAATTACATATGGGGCAGTTAATGTCACCAATCCGATTAGTTCGGAAGGATAATGTATCATGGATTGGATTCAAACAAATGACGTTTTTCCAGGTGCGTTCAAAATTGATGAGGTTTTCATTTGTTGGATTCATTTTTTACTTTCTCAAAAGAACGATATAAAGCACAACATACATTTCTATCTTTACCATTAGGATCTACAAACCATAAATCATCCCCATATCCCATATCACTATCCTCATGGCAAGATATGCAACATTCTTCAAACTTAATATTTGGAAATTCTTTTTTAACTATTTCGCATTCCATCTTATTGCTTTCTTTTTTCATATTCTTCTTTTAAAACTATTAAACTACTCATATGCATTAACATTTTATCTTCATTTTCATTAATCCAATATTCAATAACCTCAATTTCGGTTAATTGACTTTTCTTACATTCTTCTTTTAATTGCTTAGGAAACATATTTTTCAATTCCTTATAAACATCTAAAAGTTCACATTCATGAAATAAATGATCTTTATCATCATGATACTTAATTTGATTAATTACGAATTGGTCTAATATATTACGTAATTGAACGTATAATTCTCTATCTTTTTCATTTTTAATATTTCTGAAATCTGTAATCATTTTAAACTCCAATTAAAGGTTGTTCTAATTTAAACTTCGACATTTCCTGATAATTATTTCCTACTTCTATTTCGCATGGAATTACCAAATCGCGGCGTGGTAATGAACAATTTTTAAACGATATTGGCCTTTCCATCTCCTGCTTCATTATTGGAGTCCACTCGGATAAGCGCACTTTAGGAATACAAAATAATAAACTGTCATGTGCTTCCATTACTATTTTGATGTTTGGAATTTTTTCCCTAATTCTAATACCGGCACCCTTAGTGTTATCGGAAACAGTCCTTTGGGGTATATAACTAAATGCTTGTCTAAAGAGTTCATCTGACCAACGCTCGTGAAATACGCGCCGCCCTCCATAATCCACTCCAAATCCATATGGCATCCCTGCAAACAATGTTCTATTTTTTTCAAGAGCTTGTATGATACCATTCTGAAATACACCTTTAATTTTGGGTTGTTTATTATGAAATACTTTAAGTGCTAAATCAGCATCTTTTTGTAAGATGCGAATATCAATTTTATATTTACGTGCTTGTGTATTTACTTCAGTTACTGCTCTTTTTGCAGATGCTCCTAAATGTCCTGCATGTCTTAATGTTTTTCCCAAGAATCTTTGCGGACATTCATAACCTAAAACTTTCTTTGACCATGTATTTTCAGTTCCACCTAAAAACCATGATGCTGTAAGTGCGTGGAAATCATGCTTATCAATAGCTTCTAACGCCCATTCATCATCCGCCAACAAGAATATGACTCGCGCTTCAGCTTGTGACGAATCTAATTGTACGAATATTTCATCCTCGTTATCGGGAATATACATAGAGCGTATATCCTTACCAGCTTCGGAGTGCTTAGTCATCGTTTGGAAGGCGACACCTAATACTTTATCCTTCTTTTTATTGTTGAAATCAAGAACTTCAATAGTCGGCCTAATTGGGGGATCTTGTTGTCCTGTTGAACTCCTACCTGTGTCTAAACAGGGAAAATATGTAGTTCTCATCTTACCGTCGAAATCCTTAACAGCCATGAGTGACGTTCCAATGGCCTTTTCTACTTGTCTACCCAAAAGTATTAATTCAATACAATTACGATGGGACTGGTCACTAACACCTTTTGTTTGCAAATTGAGAAGGGAAGTAAGTGCTTCTTCTCCAGTTCCCCCCTTGTTAGGATATTTCCAATTATGATATAAAAGTATCTCAACTTGCTTGGGTGAATTATAATTAACTTCCGCCCCAACAATTTTGAAAATTTCATATTTAATATTTTCTGACCACTTAATGTATTTACTAATAAGTTCTCGTCGTCGATTCTCATCAACCACCATTCCTTGCTTTTCCATTTCCCAATATAAATCAGGAAATTTCATTAAAAAGTTTCTGTAATAACTATCTTGTTTAATATGTGATAGTTCAATTTCAGTTACTTCATCAATCTCTTTAGTGACACATGCATCCCTCGCACAACCAATGAATAAATCTTCATATGTGCCTTCATACATTCCCTCGTTTTTGTAGAAGGGTTCTAATGTGCGGACACTTTGATTGAACGATAATTTCTTGGGAAATTCAGGATGTAATGCTTGTGCCTTTAACATTATATCTGATTTTAAATTCTTTACGTTGAATCCTAAACGTAATATTTTATCCCTATCATAATTGAAGTTTTGACCTATTATATTGTGATTATTTAGAATGTCATTAATGATTATCCATCCTAGTGTCAATTCACTTTCGGGAAGGTTTGAGATTTTATCCTTATTCCATAATGGGAACGTTAAACCATGAGAGGGTGTAAAAGAGAATCCTATACAAACTGGTAAATAGTGTCCCCCCGCTTCAATGTCTACTGCTACATCACGTATATGCTTATACTTATTCCAAAAGTCCATTAAATCATTGGATGATCTGGCTACCTGTAATGTTCTCTTGGGGATAGAATCAAATGTAGGCGTAAATGATTCCTTACATGCTCTTTTCAAGTCAAATAGAATTAATACTTTATGCCAATATCCTATAAATTCCACATCAGTGGCTTGCCAATTTAAATGTGCGGGGTTATATGTACCTATGAATTTGCAGCCCATTCCCGATAGGATTGACCCACGATAATCATCTAGACTTTTCTTTCCCGTTATGTATGTTAGAGCAGTTTTACCTATTCCTATGATTAGATTTGGTTTAATTTGATTTACTTCATTTTGCAATTCTATGATGCATTGTTCTAAATCTACTCCGGTGGTCGCCGCTCGTGTAGAGAAGGGAATTCTGAATCCTGCTTTAGTCTTAGGACTTCCTGGAACATGAAACTTAGATACAGTTGTAAGCCAACAATTGGACTTGTTAATTCCTGCCTGATGGAGTATTTCATCTAAATCTCGTGAATCAGAAAATGGTTTGCCTGATGCTGTATCTCTTAGTGTCGGGCATTCTCCTACAATCATTATTTTTGGATTGGAATTGTTTGAATAGCCCGGTGTATACTTCACTTTTCTAATTCCCTAATACTATTATTAATTTTTTCGATTAATTCTTTAGCTTCATGAATTTTAAGATTAAAAATTTCAATTTTCATACTGCCATCTTCAGCAAAACAAATAGATACATAATTTGGTTTAAATGCATCAGGTGATTTAACTGCTGTAGTCATTGTATTCATCTATCAACCTCATTAATCAATTTCCTAATGACTTCCTCAAATGTGATTCTTGCATCTCTCATATGATGCGCGATGCGGCCAATCAAGTATGACCTATCACATTCAAAACATGATTCTGAACATTCTCGCGCTTCATCTTGGGTAAGGGGTTTATCACAGTCCATACATTTAGTCATTATTCCTTCCCCGCCACCATATAAGGTAATACTCTAGCAGCCTTCTTATTCTTTTCTAAGAACTTAAATGCAGCAGGATATTCACCATCTAGTAATTGCATACTAATTCTAATTCCCATGTTTAATCCAAATTGGAATATTCCTACTAAGGCTAACACAAGCCCCACGCCTGTAAAGAATGCTGTATACCATAATTCATTTGTCATTTGAATCCCCCACATTTGTAATCATTCCGTGTTTCTTAGGATTTCCACTAATCTTAATTCCATCTATGTCAATATAATTACCTGTTCTAAGTTCTTCATTTGAAGCAGGTGTAATAATATAAATTGTATGTTTATCTGCTTCTTCTGTTGTAATGATTGGGAGCAGGGGTGATTTATTTGTCATCATCTACTCCTACTATTAATCTTACAATTATGAGTCCAATAAAAATGAAAACTATGATTATGCCTAGAATTAATCCTTTCATTCCATCACCTTTATTTTAATAGCCTGATAACCGGGTCTGTATTGAGCCTTAATTAATTGAAATTCAACTCTCATTCTTTTCCGTAATTCTGGAAATCTTAATGTATCTTGTTTCAGTCCAGTCCAATGAAAGAATATACGTTCAAAGGGTAATTGTTCCGATGTAATGAATCCATATCCCTCTTTACGCACATTTGAGATTACACCGGATATGTTATCTCCTATTTGTGCCTTAGTTAATTCTTCTTCTTTCTTTTCTTCAACTCGTAGTTTACCTCGTGTGAGGTCATTCATTTTTTCCCAAATGCTCATTTATTCCACCTATTGTTCACGTTCATCATACAAAGCAATGTAATGATCCCCATACAACTTAACCTTACTTACCTTTAATCCGGGTTTAATATCCCCAATAACTTCTTTATGCCAATTGGCCTTATCTTTAATGTATAATTTATCTATTACATCTTTTAATTGCTGTAATGTCATAAAAGTTTCATATTAATTAGGTCATCCCCATCAAAATCTGAGATTTCAACAGGGATGACCCTATCACCATACAACTTTTCGGCCAACCAAGGCGATAATAAACTCCCAATCTTAGTAAAACGACCGCTCGATTACTATTATTGGTTCCTACCTCCATAACGACTCAATGAGGAATTGAATTATTATGTTCCCTATAGGTGAGTTTATAGTTTATTTTATCCAGTTATATGATGAATCTGTTTAAGCAAAATCATCCACATCTTCATCTGTATCTACTGAATCTTCATCGTCTATGTCGTCATCTTCTTCTGTTTCATCTACGTCATCATCCATAGGTAATATCTCATCATTTAATATCTTATCATCTGGATTGTTATCTGTTGGCATAATTACTTCAACCCCCTAAACCTTTGTTCCATTGACATGTTAAACTGAAGTGATTCAAGTAAACTTAATTGACGCCGCATTTCATTCGATTCAGTAATAATTGATTCATACTGATTATTTAGAAATTCATCAGATAAATTACGAATCAGAGTTCTATTACCTGCGATGAATACGTAAGATGTGACTGAAGCGCGATGGGGTTCTTGTGGTGCTTGTGCCTGTTGAGGGTTATTTGGGGGATTTACAAAAATTGTATCTCCACTTTTAACATTCTTCATTGCTTCCCCTAATGATTCGTATGCAGGCTTACGTCGAGTATTCTTACGCTTCTTCCTAGGTCTACCTAATTTCTTAGCCATTCAATTATCTCCATGAAAATTGGTGTGACCCATATTTCTACAGGTCACACCCTAATTCAACTACAAATGCGCTCCTACCTTTTACCTAAATCCAAGGTATCGCTTAGGGTTCATTATGTAGTATTAACGCGCATCCAATTAATTAAGCAACACGAGGCAGTCTAAACTTCCCATTCACCTTGTTATTCTGCCTGCCATCAAACAAGACATTTTCAATGTAAACGTCAAGTTCCTTACCAACAGCAGGAGTAAAACTAAAACGCTTACCTACAACAATATCTTCCTCTGGAGTTCCGAGCGCGACGAAGAATCCCCTAGCAGGAGCCATCCACTTAGAATTAAAGCTCCAACGAATAGGATGATCCTCATACTTCCTATCACCATCATCTGCATTGAACAGAATAGTTCCATTAATCCAATGGTTAGTGGAACCCCCATCCTTAGAGGGTTCGGTAGTGGTTTCATCAATACGAACCCTATACCATGCAGGCTCATACACTTTACCCGAAACTAAGTCCTTCTTCGTGAATTCAAAAATTGAATCTTCCATGTTATGTTCTCTCTTTTGTTTGTGTTACGGTTGTTTGTTTGTATCTGATTTTATTGTCTTTTTCCCTTTGTGCTTGTTTGTGCTTTATTTAAAATATCGTCTCGTAACTTACTAATTCGTTCGTATTCTTCTTTGGGTGTACAAATTTTGTAAACTTCATAAATTTTGCAATCGCATTTGGGTTTCATTTGAACTTATCCAATGCAGGCTTAATCCACTTGCTATATAATGGGTCATTACCGAATATGATTTCAGGTTCCAATCCAATACTACTTCGGGCGAAGTCATCACCTGTATGTGTCGTTTTTAATCCGTATTGTCCGCCTTTAGCCAAATCCATTCCAGTCACAATGTTAAAGTGATATATCTCCGAGCAGTAGGCGGGTATCTTCTGTGCAATATTTTTACCTGCTGTAACTAATACTCTGGACATATGCGTCTGTCCATTTGAGGATTTTACTTCCTTCTGAATGATATGTCCGATTAAGATTATGTTTACTTTGTGGAATTCTTTAATATCCTTAGTTAATGCAATTAGTTCGGCAATGGCTGCTGATTCCGCATTATATTCATCGAATCCACTTACAGGGATAGTTCCAATTTTCTTTCCACCCCCATCTTTGAATTTTAGTGTTTGTCTAATTGCACCATCTGCCATTGATGTGATACTGTCGATTACTATTGTCTTATACTTGCAATTAACTTGGAATGATTCTAATTTTAATCTAGCTTTGTCCCAATCTTTGTATATGTCATATTCAATTGTGGTAGGGTCAATACCCCAAGCGCGCAGGGGTAATTCTAACGCATCCATCTTCATATCCCAATCGAAATAATAGATTGGGCCTGGAAAAGATAATGCTGCTGTGGACTTCCTAGTTCCTGGTTCACCTTTAAAGAGACAATAAAGTGAATCGAACTTTCTTGTTGACATGTTACTCATTACTACCACCAAACTTATCAATTAATTCTTGTCCCAAAACAGCTAACCTAATTTCCATTGGAAAGAGTCCTTTTCTAGATGTTAAGTCTGATTCAGCATACCAAATTTTTTCTTTATTTCTAGTTAACTCAATAATTTCGGTGGTAATATCTGGACTTAACTCTAAATCTTGAAATTGTCTCTCTAATGTAATTTGTATTTTAATAATTTTAGTTTTATTCAATTTTAACTCCAAACAACAGTTACGTGTATCCCTAATATCCCAACAGACGCCGATGTTGACAATATATCTTTATCCAGCTCACAATTTAAAAACGTGAAACACACATATCGACGACTAAATGCATAATCGTGGTCGATTCTGAATAGTGCGTTGAACGATTTGAAATTGTATTGGAACATATTAATTATCCAAAGAATGCCAAATAAGTAATTAATTCAGTAAAAGATTCCTCTAATAACTTTAATTTCTCACCCCTATATTCTTGGGGTGAAATTTCTCCATCCTTCTTTTGTTTATTTAAAATGTTTAATTTATTTAAATATTTATTTTTAATTTCATTATATTCTGTATGCATGATTATCCATTATGCAATTGTTCAATCACATGACAACAACTATCATGTGCTATGTTTCCTACTATAAATCCGAATCCGAATATAACTAAGACAAGGAATAACATAATCCAGAATTCATTGTCTCTTATTACGCGCTTATTTATACTTGTAATTAGAGGATCATTTTTGTATGTCATATTAAAATACCAACATATTTTGAATTTCTTTAATTGCTTCTTGAATTCTATTATTACGTCCCTTAATATTATCAATGATAGCTTGTCTAGTCGTTTCTTGTCCCCATGCTATGTAAGGTTCATTCATTTTCTCTTGGGATAATCCCTTAAATTCTAATTCAAATCTATATAAATTATCCCCATCTAATTGATGGTCTAATGCTTTAAGCACTAAATCTTTAGTTGATTGTTTAATCATAATTCCTCAAGTAGTTCAGCTAACTTATCCAATTCTGGCTTATTCCGTCTAATTATACACTCCTGACAGTGGGGTCGGGCATGTGTTACTGTTTCTTTATCTAATATCATTGGCCTATGACATTTATTACATTCACATAATTTTCCAAGCGCGCGAACTAATGGTATCCAATGTGAACATGTAGGAGATTGACATTCAAAAACAAGATATGGGTCTGCACCGCGCTTTACCTTATACGATGGAACTAGGTTTATACGCTTGTATAGATGAATGTGTTTGGGCAATTTAAGTTTAGTCATTGTTTTAATAACTAATTAATTTTGCATCTTCACATGCATTTTGAATTAAAATTATAGACTTGTTAAATTTTAATTTACTTTCACGTAAATTATACATAGAAGCGTGTGGAGCAGATGCAATATCTTCTAATTCTGCCATTGCTTCTTTAATATCTACAAATGCTTGTTTTAATTTATTTTCGTATGTATTCACCATGACTCCACATTCCTACATGTATCTTCATCAATCTCATTCAATTCAACATCTGATATGTCCATCATGTTGAATAGTTCGATTAGGAATTTACGATACTCAGACGTAGAATTTTTAACAGGGATATTAATATGTGATGTATGTTTAAATGCATCATTCTTAATACTTATTTCATCGTTATTATGATTGATTGTGATGTATATCATATTATTCCTCATCCGGAAAATCATAATTATTTTCAATATCTAATTCAGCTTTACTTTTAATTTCCCACGAAGAATCTACATACATGTAATCATTATCAATTAACCATGTTAGACAATCTTGTAATGATTTAAACTTATATTGACTATAAGCATCCCCATTATATACTCTAAGATATACATTCATTATTCAATCTCCATCATTAGTCGTGTTAACAGGGTTCCACTCATCACCACGATAAAAATTCAATTTGATTACTTCATTACGCATATCAGGATCAGATTCACATACTTCGTAGAAGTCACATTTACCAAATTTACTCTCACAACTATTGAAATTAGGAGGATAATGACCCTGCGCATCATATGCAATTAATTGCTTACACCAATATGGCAATACATATGACTGCCATTCCATTAAGCGCGCCGCTGAATATGTTACTACTTCGCGCTTAAACTTATCTACTGGTTTCAATGTTTTCTGTAATCCAACTTTATTGATGAATACCTTTCTGGTATCCATAACTCTACATTGACCCATGAATTGATTATTTATCGACAGACTATCCCTATTCTGTTTCATTGTCTTATGGTCAGTAGGGAATATTCCGTTATTAGTATCTACAATCCAATCTAACTTTGCTTTCCATAGAATACGAATTTCATCATCTTCATATAAGACTTTACTACGCACAGTTTCAACATCTAAAGTGACCCAAAAATCAGAGAGGTAATGCTTATGATATTCATCACATGTCTGTAATGCAAATTTCCATCCTACTTGATATCCCTCGCTCTCGCTCGGCGTATTTTGTAAGCCTGGATATTCATTGGGTTGGTGGCCACATGAAGGTTTGGTTATGCATGCATCATCACATGTATGATTAAAACTATATGCTTCATGTTCCAAAGGTTTAGAATGAACAACTTCAAACTTCGTACAATGCGGACATCCCTGTATGTATAGTTCAGCAGCAGAAATGCCAAATCCAAATGCTTGGCTCTTTCCAATACCTTTCATTTGGCTTCCATAATATACTTCCATGAACTTATGGATTACGCTGCCAATTTCTAAACTGTTTCCCTTTCCACCTATTTGGAGAAGGGAATTATTAAATCGCATTTCATAGAAACGGCCGCATTTCATGAGGGCTGTTAGCCCTGTTGCGTCCATTACAATGAAGGTTTGTTTGGATGGAATTATGATGTCCATTATCGACCCCTTGGTATAACAACAGGAACGGTTACTACATCAGTATTTGATTTTAGCATGGCTACACATTGATATTCTTTCTTACCATCTGCCATGCATTCAGCCATTAATCTATTCATTTTATTTTCACTTTGCATTCCAGCCCAAATTACTAATGCAATTGCACCTACAATTAATCCACCAAATATCCATCCTAAATTATCTTCAATTAATTCCATCAACATTATTTTATCCTTAATTAAATTCCTAACACATTTTCATTCTGTCTCACAGGTTTCGACATCTTCTTAATATTTGCGTTCTTAACTGCTCTACCTTTTTTCTTCCACCTATCCACAATTCTCTGTGCCAATTCCTGAGCAATTTCTCCTTCATCCCATTTAGGTAATTCTCCCTTATTCATTAATTCATGGAAGAATTTCCTTTTTCTCTCCACTATCTCGCTTAAGTCCATATCTATTGTTTCATCTGCTTCTACGCATGTGATATTAATAGATTTACTCTTCTGTCCAATACGTTTGAATCGTCCGGGTGTAGCTTGATCCTCATTTTGTGGATTCCATTGTCTTTCATGAAGGATAGAATCCCAACCCTTTTGTAATCCGTCGATTCCTTCGCCACACGCTAATGTCGATGCAATAATGAACCATCTTTTACCATCAGTATTGAAGCGCGATGATACATTATTATTCTCTAGGTCTGTTTTCTGTGCACTTAATGTCTGTATGACTACATCTGTCTTACCCTTAAATAACTTCTTCAATTCCTCAACTAGATGATAACTGACATCATTATGATGCACAAATATGACAATACTTCTATCCGTGTTTTCATAAAATTCATCACAGAATTCAACTGTCGCTGCAATTTTGGCTAATCCTGTGATATGTCTCATTCTCGCCATTTGTGCGAGTAATTCAATTCCTTCTGGTTCCTCACCATCTATCATTTTACCGTTATACCAATCTACGAAGCTAGACGTTGCACCATCATATTGTTCCTGTGCAATTTCATCTAATTGGACTGGTAATTTCATACGTTTCACGCTAGGTGCATCGGCCATTACTTCATCAAATTCATAACGAATAATTAGGTCTTTAGTGTATTCTTTGAATCGCTTAACATCTCGTATTCCACCTTGTTTGCGTGAACCATTATGCATATACCAATCAACCCAATCCACTAAAAATCTTTGTTGTGAATTGAATTTTGTTGGACTAATCATATTCATAACGGGGAATAATTCCTCGCCGCGATTTTTCCACGGTGTTCCTGATAGTGCGATGATTTTAATTGTCTCATCAGCAACTATACGCCTAATTTGTTGTGTCCTACCCGAATCGACATTCTTAATTTGTTGGCATTCATCTAATATTACAAGTTTAATTCCTAGTGCTTTAATCTTTTCCCTATCAATTTTACGCAATAAATCATATGACGTAATGTATGATTTAAACCCTGGCAATAGGGGATCGCGCGATGTTGATATGATTTGACCCATATGGTCTGGGCCAATCCAACGTAATATCTCTTTTAACCACTGAAACTTAGTTTTTGACTTTACTACGTATAAAGTGGGAGTCATTGTTTCTGCATGGAATTTAACTTGCATAAGTGAGATTGGAGTTTTACCTAATCCCATTTCGTGTGCAATTAAAACTCCCTTTTGAAGAATTAATCCTGATTCTTGAAATTGACAGGATTTAACTTGGAAGTCAAATAACTTATATTCTCCACACGACATACATTGATTTGGGCATTCTGATGATTTATCAAATTCATGCTTACATGCTGCCACCTCAGATTTCCAATCATTTGACACAATCTTATCGAATGGAGTTCCTTTAGGGATTATACGCTTATTAATGTGTCCACACTTGAGTGTAGTCCACTTCTCATCATCTCCTTTGACATTCTTAACGTCAATAGAGAATAACTCTATTGCGACTACTCCACATGTTTTACAGTGGTCTTGTAAGCGCGTTACCTTATACTTTGGCGTCCTAATCGTTATAACTTCTTCTTCGACTTCCATTTCTACAGTTGCGCCAGACCTAATTGCGTCTATAATATTTTCAGGTAAATTCAAATGTGAACAGGGTAATGTGTTAATACATCCAATCTCTTTTGCCTTGGCTTTCCATACTTCATCGTGTCCATGTGTATGGCCCACTAATGCATGTGCTATTTCATGCTTAATTGTATCAATGACTGATTCATCATCGTGTATGTCTACATGATGCGCGTTGATTATAATTGCTTTATCTTTGTAACTACATAAACCTAGATATGGCATGTTTGGGTCAGACGTAATTCTGACTTTCCAATTGGATAAGCCATAACGATTTAATTCGTCTCTTAATAGTTGACTTGCTTTATTGCGTTCCATTATTTGATTCCTATTTTATCCTTTCTTTGTCAATTTATGGTGCGGGGTAAGGGATTTGCACCCATACGCCATTTTGTGGCAATGGCTTTTAAGGCCATCATGTCTTCTATTCCATCAACCCCGCTTATATTTAATGATTTATTTTTCCATTACAACTTCTAGAACAAAATTTACCAGATTGTCCCTTACCTCTACGTTCATTATAATCTCTTTGTCTAACCATTTCAGTTGTTGCAGTAAAATTATTGCCACAATAAGCACAAATCCATATTTCAGGCTGAAATCTTGTTCTAACTTTCATACTGTGAAATTTGGTATGTTGACTTCTATCCACAACCTCAAAATTATGTTCAGAATTATTTTCAATATTGCCATCTATATGATGAACAGTTTCATTTGATTCTAAATATCGTCCTAATTTAATTTCCATAATATATTTAGGATATGATACAGTTTTCTTAGAACCATTTACCTTATGAACAAAACACATATGCATTCGTCCATCTGGACGGCTATAAGGGCCATATGACTTGTATTCTTCGTAAGGTATCATACTATGTATACCAATTCCATTACTGTGGCATTATTCATGTTATGGTCTGAATTCTACTCTACTTATTGAATCTATTAGAAAATTAGCTTGTAATCTAATATCTTTTGGATTTGAAATCCAAATAACATCTGATTTTATAATAGGGAGACAATCAGGATATGACAATTTCTTATTTGGTTGACTCTTGAGCCATATATGTGTAATCATTTAAATTCCACAATTCTAAATATAATATCTTTTAAATTTAAATTATCTAAAGCATTTTGAATAAATATTTCTGTGCAATTAAAATATATCAATGATGTATTGTCTTTTTTACTTATTAAAGTTAGTGTATACATAATTGATATCCGACTGGATAGATTCGAACTATCAATCAATCCCTTATAAAGAGACTGCTTTATCCAATTAAGCTACAGTCGGTCACTTCTAACTATTCCTTTGTTACAGCCAATTTAATAGTCTTAGAGAATTTACCTCGCACTTTAGTTTGGTAAATAAATCCTCTACTTTCAATTCCTGTATCAAGTAAATGATTTAAGGTTCCACCATTGATTACTTTACTATCTGTAGTCTTAATTCCCTTAATAGGGGTATTACCCATAACCCTACAATAATTTCTAGCTTGATTATTTTTCTCTGCATTGCTTAATTCATTATACATTATATTCTCCTTATCCAACATACTCAACACAACAATTACATTTCTTACATACATATCTATATTCGTATGTATTTCGTGCCATTAATTCATGATTCGTGTAGATATTACAATTGGCACAAAACAAATGCATATGGTTTAACATGCCTATATAATGTGGGCCTGGTTTATATCCATTCGATACCAATGTAGACATGGATATGACTAAGCGCGATGTCATATTAGTTATTATTTGTATGTTCATTTTACATCTTCCCATTTTTCATAATCATATTTCTTAATTCTTTTCTTTATTCCTGCTGTTACCATTCCTTTAGAATTTCGTCGTGGAATAGGTAATTGATTTGATTCAATATCAGGTGATAAATTCATACAACGAGAACATCTTTGATAAATTCTACCCTGATTATTGTGGAATCTAACTATTCCCCCACAATTTTTGTGATATCCTAGTTTCTCCATAAATTATTTGGATTGTTCAGACATCCCCTCTTTAATTCCTCGCCTAAGACTATTGATTGCCTGTTCAAGTGTCCAATTTTTCGACACCATCATCATTTCGACTACTATTTCACTAAACTTCCCATTTACTTCTATGTTTAATGCGTTAACAGCGTCGCGCATTTCTTTCTTAGTTGCTTTCTTAGGATTAGTCTTGATTGCCTTGGGTGTTACAGGTTTAGGCATTTTGACATCATAATGAATGTCAATTATCTTAAGCTGTTCCCGTTCCTCAGCACGTAATTTATTGGCGTAATCATTCATGGCTATGTGCCATGCTTTTTGTTCGCTATATGCTTCAATCTTCTTTTTATCCAAGTCGAATATGACAGTTTGCAATAGGCTGATACGTCTTTTACATTCTGCTACGTATTCAAAGAATTTCTTATCCGCTGGTATATCCTCATTTGCCCATATGGATTTTCGTATTTCCTCAATTGGGACTGTCTTAGCTGTGAATATATCAGAACTCAAGTGCAATTGTTCATCTATTCGCCTAGCGTCACCAATTAACTTGTTGTATGGATTAGTTATATTGTTATACGCTTCTAATCGTCCATTTTGATTTTCAGGAGACATAAATTCTTCATGTTTCTGCCTCCATGCTGGAGTTTTAATTTCAGCTTCGATTATTGCTTTTTCACGTTCCATACAATCGCGGGTCAATAATGCTTGTGACCCATTTAACATGAAATTTTGTAGATTACCTGTCTTTTCGCAACAATCACATATTGCATTGTCACCATGTTTATCTTCAGGCCATCCACAATCAATGCAGAATCCGGGTTTATTTGGGTTATTTGTGAAGTTGTCCATTTATTCTTGTCCATCCCTTTTACGAAGTTGATAGACTTTATTATATAATCTACGAAGGATTAAATAACTAAATCTGGTATGGACAAATGGGGAAAATTCCCAACCAATTTTGTCTCCGTAATTGATAATTACTCCTAATTCTCTATTAGAATCAGTTTCAGTAACTAAATAATTACCATTTAGATTTAATTTGTATGTCATTTTATTCCTCACAACCCTTATGTAGTGAGGGTTTCGTATGGATGATCCAAGGCCAATTCCCATACTTTAGACCGTCTGCAAGTGCGATGATATAATCTAATTCACTTGCCATTGGATACATTTTAGCTACTGATGCATGTTGTTCAACAGTATTAGCATAAGAATGTAATACTTGAAATAATTTATATCGTCTTTCCTCTGCTGTCATTATGTATCACTCCCTATTTGATACCTTGTTTATTAATGCAGTTTATGTAGCTTTCACCACTGCAAGGTTTATAACACAGCTACCCTTTGGCTAGTCATTATGTGAGCATACGTCAGACTATTATGGCGCTTATCATGGACGCCTGCAATTGAGTATGTCAAACCCTCTGTATTCTATTACAGGCTTGGGACTGTCCCTAATACTAATCCGATTGGATGTATTAGAGGCTACATTAACCCCATATTGGGGGTTTATTTACTTACAGGCATTGTATCATTTAGATCATCTACTACATTGAATCCATAGAATTGAAATGTATTAGTTTGATTATCTATTTGGGTTTGTCTACATTCCTCTGCCTTTTGTTTGTCCTTATATGAATATGTGAAATATCCACCTAATTCATATTTAATTGCGTATAATGTAGTGCCTGCTTTGATTGCAGGTGCATTACGACGCGCGCGGCTAGACTTGTTAAGTGTAAATTCTACTACTTCAGTCTTAATTCTAATCGGATAATTGTTTTCCATTATTTTGCAATTTAATTGCATGATTTATACAATTTGTAGTTTTCATTATACCTCGCACTCTGTCTATTGCAAATTCCATTCCATTCGTTATACACTATATGTAGTGTTTCGCCTCGCTTTCGCCTACTATATCTAGTGGCTCAGGTGACAGAATTTGTCAGGTGACGACAATTGTTGTCATGTCCTATAAAGGGGACATTACTTATTGATCCGATTATTTACTATCATGTAGATATAATCAATTTCCTTTTGGATTTGATTATTTATCTCATCTTTAAGTTTAAGTATATCATCTAATCTTTGATCTAAACTTGGATTAGGCATTGAATTAAGTTCACCTAATGATTTAGCTTTGTAATTCATTACCCAACTAGCTGATTTTTGAATTATCATTTCAACCAATCTATATTTTCTAATGCTTTTTGTTCTAAATCGTATTCTTCACTAATCTCACTTTGATTCTCAATTACTAAGCTATACATTTTACATATTGCTTCATTAGCTGTAATTGCACCTTCCATATATTGCGTATTAACTTTATTGAAATGTTCCATTAATTCTGTTGATTTGGGTGTATTGACCATAATCCAGACTCCATTATACTGAACCTAGTTACTCTAAACTTTACCCCCGTTATATTGTCATACAGGGTTATCCATTTACGTCCTATAGCCACCACTTCAGCATATTTAATTCCATGCATGAAATAATCAGAGGCAGGATGTATTGTGATGATTTGGCCTATATTCATATTTATTCCTCAGGAATTGTAACAGACCAACCTTGAGCCAATATGGCTCTAAAGATTGATTCATTCAAATGAATTGTGGAACAGATAACTAATTGGTCAATGTCATCTGTAAGTAAATTGCGGCGGTAAAGTGTAATTGTATACATTATATGTCCTATTTGGTTTGATTTGTCCTGATATTCTTGCGACATCCGACTCAATCCCTACTTAATCCCCACCGCATCCCTACTCAATGCCGACCTTACGCCGGGTGACTGAATATGGCCTAACCTATTGATTCTATTACTCTTGCGCGTAGGGATACTACTCTCCCCCCCTGTCTAATGACCTCCCCAATTTCCAATAGATTGGATTGGGGTTGTCCTCAAATGTGGACAGTGTGGTATGGTTATGTCTATATAGTATATATAATATTATATATACATATATTATATATATTTTTTAACATATACCACAATAAGACACTAACCCCCAACTACCATAATGTCCACTCTAGAGGACACCCTAAATCCAAAACCCCGTATAACCCATGAGGCTTCTAGGGGTAGGGTAGGTAGTATGGTGTCTCCCAAATCCTTTGTTCACATAGGGTTAACCCCGTTTGGGTCACCCGGCATGAGGTAGGGGTTAAGTAGGGATTAACCTGGGATTAAGTAGGGATTCGGACGAAGTCTCAAAAATAATCCCTACAAATTCCATAATAACTACCTAAATTTAGTTAATGAAGTCTGATTTTCTGGATTGACCATCATGTAGCCAATCTAAAATGTCTTGTCCAGAAGGTTGGCCACGAAGAATATTGATAATTTCACCTTCATATAACATGAAAGTAAATACAATACCTTCAATTAATTGAATTTTAATTGTTCTCATTTTTTCTCCTTTATTGGTTTACTAAGCACTTAATTAGATACATAGGGTAGTTTATAATCAATTATGATGTTTTCTACCCTATGTATCGTATTAAACGCTTACTACACTCTTATCCGTTGGACTGACTAAGAATCGCCTCAACTTGAGCACGAGCCATAGCTTCAGTAATGCGCCCTTCACCTGCGCGCATGAAATCACGCACAAGACGTTCCTTAATATCTGCGACAGGAACAGTGGAACTGAGAGGCTTATGAGCAAGCACTTCAGACTGATACGCATTACTACGCGCATCTGCCTTCAGCTTACGATTGATTAGGTCGAGAAGGGTAAGTCCCTTTTCCTCCATAATCTTATTCGCCTGCTCATCATTTTCGACGACACGGAAGGAGAATGTCTTGTCATACTTAGTGCCTGGCTTGACATCTTCCTTAATCGTATCGGCTGGAACAGTGAAAGACAACACGTCAGAATCAACAATGTATCCTTCAGCGTCCCGAGTAACTTCTGCGTATTCCTCAACATTAACGTCGGTCATAATATGTAACCTATCCCTCTTTTTGAGGGTAAGTTTAACCCGACGTAAAATGTTCTTTCTAATCGTGCTATTCATACCCTCCTCTTATATTGCCTATTGAATCGACCATCCCTTATTTATCCTGACTTTGGAACAGGCTACGCGGAATTGCGTAGGTTAGGTTACGATTCTATTTCTAAATTTGTTCAATGTCAACACGATAAACAAATGACCATAAAAGATTTCCGAATTGGATATCTTTATTGGCTTTAATCAAGACATTGAGAATAGAGGGACATTCAATTATTCCCTGTCTCATGGAATAATGACCCTCTGTATCACTATGCAATGTTACTCTAAATTTTCTCATTAATTTCCTTTCCTACAGTTGACCGACACAAGGGATTGACTAACTACTAAAGTCTATAGATTTATTTCTACGAACGCGCTTAGGGACGCGCTATAGATGCTTTAGTAGTTAATGAATCCCTCGTCACACCCTATAACATAGGAAAGGATTAATTAGTTACTCAATTATTTGGGGTTAAAAATCTAACGCTGCTACATTTCTGCCCGGCCTACCATTTGGGGTAGTAGCAGTAAATCTTAGACTGTAATCTTCGTCGTCTACAGTCTTAAGATTAGTGTAACCTGAGTTTTCAATGTGTTTTTCTACTACCGTTTTAGCCTCTGAAGTAGTAGATACTTCCACATTGGAGATAACACGAAAATCAAGATTGTTGCCTAAGCTATACAACCTGAGAACCATTTTCTCATCCATCGTCGCACTCTACTTTCTGAGTGACTAATAAATCCCTTCCTACATTACAGGTATGGGATTCAAACTTACCTCACAACAATTTACCGGCCCCTGTGTATTTTCCCTCAGGGCCGATTGTGAGTTTCGACGGCATAGAATCAACAAGTAGGGCTAGCCTGCACCCTGTCCGGTATCCATTACTACACTAGCTGTCCGAGTGAAAATCACGGCACTGTTAGTGGTTCGTAGAATCCGTAGTTGACTACTGTCTCATGTATGCCCAACCTGCAAGGTCTTACGATAGTCTGTAGACGTTACTTGCATTCATCTGCATACACTCCGAGCATTGATAGGCCCGTAGCCTACCGCTTGTGGCCCGCGTATTGTGTAACTCGCTACTACCTCGCTTTCAAGATTGTGGATTTAACAGGATGCTCGGGTTAACTAGTTACCGCGATAATGTGATGTTTCATCCATTGACCGCTTACCCAAGTAGTCTGCAATTTCCTCAGGAGTAGCGCGCCTAGCTGAAACTAAATTCCAACCATTTCGCCATTCCCAAGTAACCATTTCGTAAATTTCTTCGCCTGTGTAAGCTACTTTACACTTGGTTACTTCACTGCAAGTCTTACGTTCCATAGTATGTCTCATTTCTGAGCATCCTATAAAATCCACAATCTTTAGTTTTCAAATTGCTGCTCCGCGCATGATGCCCGGATACAGACATACAATGCATAGTGAATGCCAACAGGAATGAGTGAAAACAGGCCCATTTTTGAGTTTCGCCAAACGTAAAACGCTCCCGACTGACAGGTTGTGTCACCCATCGCGCTAACCCCAGTCCTATCAACAGGTTAGCCCATGACATAATGTGTCACCATACTGACAATATGTGTCACCAAATAAAGCGCGCAGTTATATGACTCATACGACAATGCAAATATATGCATCTATATGACACTAACGTATTCTATTGTGTATAGGGGGACTATACCCGTCTTTATGGGACTCCAATGTTGGCATGAGATTTGCAGATTGTAATCCTATGTTTTATTCAATTTCCCCAGAAAAAAATAAAAATTCAATAGAGAATATAATATTATATCTGCATATTATATTAAATCTACTAGATAGAAAACTAAAGTCAACCCATCCACCCAAGATGAACGAAATCAGGCCCAAATCCGCGCAAAATAGGTGTTGACAATCGAGTGGAGATATGAGACGATTCGAGCAGGGCATAGGCCCATCAAATTACGATTCATATTATAACGGGATATAATATATGCCCCTAGGAATTGTATCAAATAGGGATTTTGAATTAGAAAGAAATAATTCTGATCCTGAAATTAGACAACACAATAACAATAATATACCCCGCACTTCACATGAACCAGTCATAACAGGTGAAGTAATCAATAATCCCACCGTCGGTAGAACTCCTGAAGTCCCAGATATTCCAATTAGTCTGAAAAAGATTATTGGTGAAACCCATGCAATTGAAGGATTTCAGCGTGCCAAAGAATTGGCTGATTCATTTGGGGGATTAAGCCAACCCACCTTATCTACGCTAGGCAATGGTTCTACGTCACGAGGGACTCATAAGTCACGAGCAGGTAATGAATTAGTTGAACATATTAATAATAGAAAGACTAAGATAAGTAATAAGGCATTAAATAAAATTAATCTTGCATTAGCCAACATGAATGAGGATAAATTTGCCGAAGCAGATTTAAAAGAGTTAAGCGCGGTGGCAAAAGATATGGCAGTAGTTGTAGGACAAATGGCTCCTAAGGAAAAAGACGACGCGAAAGTGGAGCCAGTTCAATTTCATTTTTACGCTCCAACAGTGCGTAATGAACAGCACTATGAAGTTATAGTGGCGAAAGATAATTACTGAGACATATTATGGGAATAGACTTAGTTAACCTCATAGTTTATCTCATCATATTTACAATCATAGCTATTTTAGCCTATGGAATCAGCAATAAAATTCCTGACCCAACACTTAAGGTTATTGTGCAATTAATATTACTTCTTATTTTAGTTCTAGCATTTTTAGAAAGAACTAATCTGTTAAGATTTGCTAGGTAAAATATGATAACCCCATTAGCCACTGCCTCTGGCGTAGCAGTTACAGCAGCCCCACTCAAGGGAGTGGAAATTGCAATGATGACTGCTAAAACAGTTGATGAAACTGTATCTACAGTTATATGTCCTAGCGTTGGAATAAAGAATCATACATTCAGCATTGTAGTTACAGCATCAGTAGCGGGAACTGAATTAACTGGAAATGTTCAACTAGAAACTAATAGTGATCCTGCCGCGCTTGGGGGATGGTCTCCATTAGGCGGTGGAACTGTTGACGTGAGTTTAATTGATGTTCCTGCTAATACGACTAGGGGAATATTACAGTTAATGTTTTCGAATGTTACATTTACAGCAGTTAGAGCGCGAATCGAAACTGTTATTGCTGGTGGGACACTATCAGCTTCTTACTTGGGTAATTAAATGGAAACAGCACAAGATAGAATGCGTTTAGACCATTTTAATCAGCCTCAAATGAGTATTGTATTGTCATACAAGTCTAGAATAAAGCGCGCAGCCGAAGAAGGTTTACTCATATTCATTAAATATGGACTAGCATTAATCCTCGCATTTTTTGCACTACAATATATGACCAGTATTATTTCTGGGGCAAGTAATGGAACTAATAGCGCATTATACCTAAATGAGTTAATCTCTAAAGGTTATCTACCTAAAGCAGTTAATGGCGTCATTCAACCAATGGGAGAACAAAATGCGACGCCTGTTACTAAGTAGTCTCATTATAGGATTGTTTGGGGCTATAGTATATAGCGCACAAGGAACTCCATCTACACTTGTAGTAAGGACTGACGCTAATAATTATCTCCTAGTTACGTCTGTAACACAGACTAATCCTGTTACCCAGGGTGTATTTAGTTCACGCATATTACGGACTGATAGTAGTGGAAGTTTACAAGTAGTTTTAACAGGAACAGTTACACCTACATATCCTATGGCAGTGCCAGCAAGCACATGCGCGGCGCCTTCATTAGGATTGAGTGGTGGAGCAACTACAGGTATTGCTTTTACTGCTACTCCAAGTATATTGAATTGTGTTAGTGGAACTGCTAGAACTACTTTAACTGCTACTACATTAACTAGTACAGTTGTTAATTCATTACCTTTAGGCTCTGCTACTGCTGCTGCATTGAATTTTGGTACTGCCGGAACTGGATTATATGCTGCTACAGCAGCAGATGTATTAATTACTACATCAGGAGTTGCTAGATTACGTGTAGTAGATGTGGATGCGGTTTTAAATGCAACACAAATTTTATCTTGGGGTAGTTCTGGTATAAATTCTCCTGATATATCTTTAAGTAGAACAGCAGCAGCACTATTAGGCTCTAATGCCTCAATGGCAATCACCCGTGGCACAATCACAACCGATCTAAAAGTCCAAGATGACACAGTAACATGGAACAACGCAGGAGTAACATTTACTGGATGGAAGTTGAATGTTACTGATACTAATAGTGCTGCTGCAAGTTTGTTGATTGATTTACAGGTTGGTTCTGCAAGTAAATTTAATGTTACTAAGGGGGGTGCTATTACTGCTGCTGATGCAATTGCAGCGGGAACAACTTTAAGTGGAGCAAGTATATTAGTAAATGCAGCAGATAGAATTCTTTCCACTGCTAATGGATTAGTAAATTTTACTAATACAGCTATAACATTTGGAATTCAATTTAATAACGGGGCATCAGCAGCCCCTACATTTAATAATGGAACAATTGATGCTGGTTCCAGAAACTCAGCAGGTAAAGTAGTTCTTACAGGTGGAAATACTGGGGGAACTGTTACATTCTCAACTAATTTTACTAACGCTCCATTCTGCACAGTAACAGGAACAGCAGCTACAGATATTCCCCAAATTACGTCTACATCAGTATCAACATTAGTTGTAGCTGGTATCACAGCTAATGGAACATTCTATTATTTGTGTATTGGTAGAATATAATGATTAAGAGAGCGATTCTAATTCTCGCGCTTTTAATTACTCCTAATATTGCATTAGGACAAGTATGCACCCCGGGTCAAGGTGGATGGGTTGTAACTACTTCTAATATTACATTTACTGTATGTAATTCAGATGGTTCTGCTTGGCTTACTGTGGTTAGTGGGGGAGTTCTATCAGGCACAATCATATTAAGCCTTACTTCATGCCCAACAGGATACACTGAAGCAACCGAATTAAATGGTAAAACTCTAGTTGGAACATTAGCAGCCAATAAAGATGTAGGAACTACAGGTGGAGCAGATAATATAACTCCAGCAGGAACTAATGCAGCAATTACAGCAGGAACCCCATCAGGTACAAATAGCGCTTTAACATTTACAGGAACACCATTTACATCAGTTATTAATCATACTCATGCAGTTACATCTGTAGGTAGCGCAGCTACAGGAGGAACAACTAATTTAACTGGTGCATCTGATACAAGTTCTACTACAGCAACAGCAGCTAATCCTGCCGGGGGAGTTTCATCCATTACTCCAGCAGGAACTATTAATATTCCAACATTTACAGGTAATGCGCTTGGAACACATAATCATACATTTACTGGGACGCAGTTTGACAACAGAAGTGCATACGTGAAAGTTATATTTTGTAGGAAAACTTAATCTGAATAGATATGGATTGGCTCCTATTAAGCGCGGTGTTATTACAAGGATTAGATGCAGGTTACACTTGTCATAAATTGAATCAGGGTGGTTATCATGAGACTAATCCACTTCTTGGTAATACTTGTAAGGATATAATAATTCGTAAGACATTATTTTTTACACCATTAATTATTTGGAATAATAAAGCATATAAAGTTGGCCTAATTGTGGGTGGTGGAATAGGATTAAGTGTTAGCATCGCGCTTGATAAACGCTAATGAATACGGAAACCAATAACAAAGACTTCAATCGAGTCAAAAATGAATGGAAGCCAAATCCGAAACAATCGGAATTTTTGGCCATTCCCCATTCTATTAAGGAAGCTGCTTATTTAGGTGGCGCGGGAAGTGGAAAGTCGGACGTATTATTGATGTTCGGCATCCTCAATAGATGGCATGAAAATAGTCAGTGGAAACAAGTATTCATGCGGCGGACATTTCCCGAACTGAAGAATGAAATTTTAGGTAGGTCACGAGACATATACAGTAAGTTCGGAGCAACATTCAATAAGACGGATATGATTTGGACATTTCCCCGTATGGATCAATATGGTGCTGGAATGTCCTCTAATGCGGGGGCACAAATATTCTTGGGTCATTGTGAAACTGAAGATGACGTTCACAAATATGATTCAATGCAAATTCCTCTATTCACCCCTGATGAAATAACTTCATTTACTCGAAACATTTATTTATACATCGCATTTGAACGTAATCGCGCTCCACAAGGAAGTGGATTACCAAGTATAACGCGCTCCGCGGGAATGCCGGGTGGTATAGGACATAACTGGGTTAAAGAAAGATTCATTACACCCTTTAAAGAGGGTGGAAAAATTATCGTAGGTAAGGGTGGAAATAAACGTATATTTATTCATGCCACTTATCTAGACAATACAGATCATATTGACCCTACATACGGGCAAGCATTAGACGGACGACCTGAAGCAGAACGTAAAGCTAAGAAGTTTGGAGATTTCGATTCATATCTCGGAACAGTCTTTGAAGAATTTAGGGATAAACGTGCATTAGATGGGTCTGAACCAGAAAATGCATTACATGTAGTAGAGCCATTTGACATACCAGCGTTTTGGCCTAAGTATATTGTAATTGATTGGGGATTTAGGGCTAATAATTGGGTTGGATTCTTCGCAGTTGCCCCAACTAAGAGAGTATATTTATATCGTGAATTAATTTGGACTAAAACTAAAATTGCAGAATGGGGGCCAATAGTTAAGGATTTCATTAATAACGAGTCACCGCGCTTCGTGAAAGTATGTAAAAGCGCGGGGCAAGATAGAGGACAAGACCATACAATTCAACAGGAAATTGAACGAGAATTAGGTCAACCTGTCGAATTAACCCTGAATTCCCCCGGCAGCAGAATTTCAGGCAAGATGTTATTGCATGAATATTTACGTTGGAAGCCTAAGCCCAAGATAAACGAAAAGGATAAACCTCTATATAGTGAAGAAACTGCAATGCGCATATATAGAGTCCAAGGACAGGGCGCATATGAATCTTATCTAAAATTGTTTGAGCCAGCAGTAGAAGAAGATAATTTACCCAAGTATCAAATATTTCTGTGTAGTGCGGAGTCTCACGATGGTCATATTGGCTGTTGCCCTGATGCAATTAATGCTATTAAAGTTTGTAGCTATGCAGAGAATAAGAAAGATAAAGCAGTAGAAGATGTAGCCGAATTTGAAGGCGATGACGCATACGACGGACAGCGTTATGGAATAGATGCTGCTGAGAAATTATTTGATGAATCTGCTGATGAATTTGAGAAATTCAAACGCGTAAATAAGATGGAAGAATTATTGAAACAGAGTGGAAATTGGACTGGATTCTATAGGACTGCTGAGCGTCTAGAACAAAAAGAAACTATAAAAATTGTAAGTGTGTTTCATAGGGGCCGAAGATAAATCAGGAGAATATAATGACTAAGCCAATAGAAAAAGAAGAGATTGTAGAATTATCAAAAGAAGAAAGACGAGAAAAAGAAAAGGAAGCAGTTAAGAAACAAGTAGAAGATGCAGCAGCAGCACATGCAGGATTACCAAGTAAGTGGGCTAAGGAAGATGCAGAAGAAAAGGCTTTAGAAGATAAAAAGAAAGTTGATGCTGAAGCCAAGGCTAATAAAAAGTAATTCAATAGGGAGCAATGGGGATGAATCCAATAGTTAAATTTTTTCATGAATTTTTTAATCCCCATTGTTCCCATTGTGCTGCTGAAAAGTTGCAGGAAATGGAACAGCGTGAATTAGACAGGGAAATTGGATTAATTTGTAATTCATGTGAAAATTTAAAGATGCAATTGTCTGCTATGAATCAGTTAGTTAATAAGTTGACTAATAAAGAAGAAGTAGTTAGAGAAGTGCCACAGGAAACACAAAGAATTGTTCCACCTTCATTTATTCCTTGGCGTATAAAGAGACAGAGATTAGAAACTGAATCTAGATTAAAGTTACAAGAATTAAAGTCTAAATCAGTAGCAGAGAAGAATGCGGCGCAACCTGACAATAAAGTAGAGAAACACATTGAAAATTTAGAAACAGATTTAGGCATTACAGGAACTACTAATGGGACAGAATAAACAAAGGATTGATTTAGAAGGTGGAGCAGGAAGTAGATTATTTCCTTCTCTATCTAATCAACCTAGTCCCAAAATAGATTTAGAGGGGCCTGCTGGTTCTAGTATATTTGGGGGACAATCACAGCCCAAACAAGGATTTTTACGTCGTATATTTGGCGATCCAATATCAAACGCGACGGAGCAAGCAATACCAGGAATTAGAGCAGCATGGTCAGGTAGACAAATTGAACGTCCTGATTTAGAAGGACAAGTAAGTAGTATTCGACCTATGTCTATGTTGAACAGATTATTATATCCAGATGCATATGCTAAAACTGGAATGTTTGGTGGAATACAATTGAATAAACCTCTAATGGATAGAGATAATCAGGACATGAATGATGTATTAGTTCATGAAATGACTCATGCTAATCAGGGAATGGGGGGATTTTTACGTAAATTATATAATCCATCTCCTGATGAATATGCTGCTATAAATAGTGAAGCAATGAGGAAAGTTCGTAAGAATGATATTGAACTGCGCGCTCCGAGATAGAAATGCATAAGAAATTTGAAGAATTAAATCTAACTGACACTGAAATAGCTGACATTCTAGAAATGCGAGATCATTTCTGGAATGAGGATACGGCTACGCGCCAGTTACAATTACAGAAATGGCGTAGATTAAAGTTATTCTGGAATAATATTACTAATATATGGTTTGATTCTGTTGCACATGATTGGCGTGTTGGCAATGAAACATCACAAGATTCAGACCAAGCATATTATGATCAACGTATTAATGTATTTAAAGCTTATCTGGAATCGATTTTTGCAGCACTAAGCATCTTAGTGCCCCCAGTTAAAGCATTCCCTGATGATGCTACGAATAGTTATGATTTAGAAACAGCTAAAGCAGCAGATAAAATTGGGGGCATTATATATCGGCATAATAGTGCTGATATGTTATGGCTCCATAATCTATATGTTTGGGGAACTGAAGGTTTAGTCTGTGGTTATAATTATGCTAAATTTGATAAGAAATACGGAACATATAAGATAGACGAATATAAGACTGTTCCTGAAATACATCAAATTGAGACTTGCCCTCTATGCCAATTCGAGTTGAGCGATAACGTAGTAACTGAAGAAGAATTAAAGTTACAGGAACAATTCAAATTAGAGCAGCAGCAATTACAACAGCAACAAGAACAAATTGCGCCAATCGATCCAGCAATGCAGGATGAAATGGGCATGATGGGACAGGGCATGGAAATATGTCCTAATTGTCAACAGCCCATGCAGCCACAGGTTGAACAGAAAATTGATATTAAGGAATTATTAGTTAAAACAAATAAAGAAATTAAAGGCAAAGTTCATCTTGAATCTAAGGGTGGATTAAATTGTAAAGTTCCACTTTACGCAAGTAAACAGGAACAAGTTTTATATCTATTCTATTGCTATGAAGATCATTATGCAAATGCAATTGAAATTTGCCCCGCGCTTCATGATAAAATAGGCAAGCAATATTCAGGTAATAATTCTGGTGGGTTTGATAGTTATGAACAATGGGCAAGATTAAATGTAGAATACAAAGGCGAATATCCAACCAATGTAGTTACGCTTAAGCATATGTGGTTGAAGTGTGCCGCATATAATATCCTCTCTGAAGAACGAGCTAAACACTGGAAAAAGAAGTATCCCAATGGAATAATGGCTCTATTCATTGGTGATTTATTTGCTTATGCAAAAAATGAATCATTAGATGATCATTGGACATTAGAATATAATCCAATGGCTGATTATCTATCTGATGATCCTCTTGGGTCACTTCTCACGAGTGTGCAAGAAATAACTAATGATTTAATCAGCCTCACTAAACAGACAGTGGAACATGGAGTAGGATTAACATTCGTAGACCCACAAGTTGTAGATTTAAATGCATATGGACAAACTGAAGTTGTTCCGGGTGCATTAATTCCTACTAAGCCAATTAGTGGAACTAAAAAGATATCCGATGGATTCTATGAAATTAAAACTGCCACATTATCTGGCGAGGTAATGCCATTTGGTGAGCAGATACAATCATTGGGGCAGTTGGCAAGTGGAGCAATGCCAGCATTATTTGGAGTAATGGATTCTGAGACTGCCTCTCAGGATTCTATGAGTAAGAATCAGGCTCAATCAAGACTTGGATTAAAGTGGAAAACCAAGTGTAATTGGTGGAAGCAATATATTGGTAAAGCAATTAATTTATATATGTCCATCATTCAGTGTCAGGATGACGAGCGCGACGTACAAAAAGGTGATGATGGAAATTTCATTAACATCATTGTGCGTAAGGCAGAATTAAGTGGTAAAATTGGGCGATACGAATTAGAAGCTAATGAGAATTTACCAATGTCATGGTCACAACGTAAAGATGTGATTATGCAATTATTATTGTCACCTAATCCTCAAATTGTGCAATGGTTAATGTTACCTGAGAATCAACCCGCGCTTCGGGCTACAATAGGAATTGACAATTTCAATATACCTGGTGCAGATGACGTAGATAAGCAATGGGCTGAAATTCAACAATTAATTGAATCTGAACCATTAGAAACTGGCGACGCGCTTGTTCCAATAGCTCCAAGTGTTGAAGTGGATGTATTAATGGATACACATCCGATTCAATTTGAAATTGTTAGGAAATGGTGTGTATCCGAGGTTGGACAATATTACAAGTACAATCTACCTGAGAAATATACAAACGTATTATTGCATGGTAAACAGCATTTAGATGCAATGAATATGGGCGGTTCAATGACTGGTGAAACTGAAAATCCTGAACAGGGGAATCCTCAGGATGGACAGAAGAAATTAAACAATAAGGATGTCCCAATTACTGGAGATACAAATGTTCCTGCTATTCAATGAAATTTTAAGTCCCGAAGATGCAATTACTAGTGGTGGAAATTCCGATGACTTGTCAGCGGATATTTTGAAGGCATTAGGTGAAAATGAAGAACCTTCCCCAGACAATAATGTTGACAGTGAAATTCCACCTGATGAGAAGGAAAAAGTTAAAGAAGATATTAAAGAAGATAAGAAAGATGAAGATAAGGAAGAAATAGACGAATTAGCAGAATTAGAAGAAGAATTAAAAGAACCAACTGATGACGATTTAGAATTAAAGACTCCAGTTAATCGCCGCGCATTGAAAACGGATTATCCTGATATATTCAAGAAGCATCCAGGATTAGAATCGACTATTTATCGTGAACGTGCATATACTGAATTATTACCAACTATTGCCGATGCAAAAGAAGCATTAGGCGCCGCTCAAACATTAGATAGGTTTGAGAAAGATTTAAAAACTGGTAATACAGTAGATATTATGAAGGCTGTGTTAGCTGACGACCCTAATGCGTTTGCTAAAATGGCTGATAGTTACATGGATAATCTAGGCAAGGTTGACCCTAATGCACGATTACATGTAATTGGAAATATAGCTAAAGATATTGTTGAGGAAATGCTTAAATATGGTAAGGATGCTGAAAATGAAGAAGTCCAAAATGCAGCTTCTATTCTTTACCAATTCATGTTTAACTCAACTAAGTGGAAGCCTAAGCAGAGGTTATCTGTGGACGAAGTAATTGACCAGTCAACTAATGCTGAGAAATTAAAGTTACAGAAGGAACGTGAGGAATTTGAATCCTCAAAACAGAAAGAACATAGCACTAAGATAATGACAAGTGTGAATAATCAGGTCAAATCCACTATTGAGAAAACAATAGACGCAAAAGACCAGATGACCCCATTTGTTAAGTCTAAGGCTATCGAGGAAGTATTAAATAAAGCCTCGCATTTACTTGAGAAAGACATTAGATTCCAGCAGATAGTTAAACAGTTGAATGATAAAGCTGGAAAAGAGAAATTCTCAGATGAAGCAATGAATCGTATTCGTGCGACTTATTTGAATAAGTATAAGTCAATTCTGTTACCAATTATTAAGTCAGTTCGCGCCGAAGCTCTAAAGGGCAGTGTTAAGAAAATTCAGGATAAAGACAGTGAGATTAACGATACAACTGAACGTGCAAATAGGGCTGATACCACAAGCCGTAATACCAATAAAGGTGGAAATAAGCTAGACCAAACCAAACCATTACCCGGAGAGACAAGTACAGAATTCTTGTTACGACGGGCTAAATAAAATATAGGTAGTCCAATGGCAGTAGTTGAACCTAATGTTGTAGCGTTAGAACTTGAGAAGGTTGTCCCTGATGTTCAGACGCTCTTTGACTTCGATGGCCCTTTCTACGCTTCTATTAAAAAGAAGAATGTAGAAAAGATTTCATATAGACAGATGCGAGTTCCACTTAAGTTACGTCCAGGTGGAAATTTCGGTTACTACGATCCTAATGGTGGAGATTTAGGACGTGGTAGCGGCCCACAGTGGGATAAGGCTGTTGTTCAATCAGTGTTCCTCAAGGAAGGTATTGAATACACTAAGTTAGTTGAGAATGCTACTGATGATTCACGTAAGAGCGTTAAGAACGCGGTGCGTGATATGGTTGGAACTGCATTAGATGAATTCAAGAAACAGATTGATTCTCAGATGATGCAGTCTGGAACTGGGCAGGTTGGGACTATATCGAGCGTAACTACGTCGGGCGGTGTTGATACTGTAGTCCTGACTAATACGTTTGGTGCTAAATTAGTTAGGTTCAATCAGGTAGTTAGCGTATTCGATAGTACGCTAGCAACTAATAGGGGCAGCGCAACTATCACTTTGTGGGATGTTGCGAATAACACTATTCAGTTAACCCCCGCAATTGCTAGTATTGCTGCTACTGACGTATTAATTACTGAAGGTATTACGTCTCCATTGTCGATGCCTGCATTGTATGGGGTGCCTTATCAACACTCAAACGCTAGCACTGGCACATGGTTAGGTTTTTCTCGCGCTTCGACTCCAGAAATTCGAGCAAATCGTGTTAATGGTGGTGGTAGTGCATTTGCAATCCCACTTCCTCGGCTCGCTATTAACATGATTGGCAATAGGGTTGGAATTGATAATAATTTTAATCCTAAGGCATGGTTACATCCTTGTCAGAAGCAGGCATATGAGGATGTTGGTCAGAGCGTTAGCATTATACAGAAGCAGCCCAAAGAAGAAGGGCTGAATATGTATTTTGATAAGATGTCTATGGCTGGTGCTCCTACTATGGAGTCCTTCTCATGGGATAAGACTCGTATTGATTTTGTCACGGATAATGTTTGGGGCCGCGGCGAAACTCTACCTGTTGGATTCTATAAGACTGACGGACGTAATATTTTTGAAATTCGCGGTGCTAGTGGTGGAGTGGCTACTGCGGAAATCTTCTACATGGTTACGGGTTTTCAGGTATTCGTGAATAACCCCGCGGCGTGTGCTTATATTGATAACCTGCAAATTCCTGCTGGTTACTAATTAGACAGAGAGGAAAATCTAATTATGGCTGGTGTTATTTCGGCAACTGTAACGGGAACTATCGGAAATGGGCAGGCATTATCGTCTGCTTCATTCACTAATCAGGCAACAGTTAAGTTTAATGCTGTTACTGCAATGTTAGAACTTGTTGATGTTAATGACAAAGTTCTAAATATCTCAATCGCCGCTGCTACTACTGTAACTATCACGTTATCCGCCGCTGCGGGTAATTATACTGTCACTGTTAGTTAAGAGGAGATAACCAATCATGGCAAATTATCCTTTTGACTTCTATACCGCGCAAAGTCCGCAACAGTTACAGCCTAATACTATTGCTTCGGCTGCAACTATTACTCCTACGCATAAGTTTACTCGGGTGACTGGAACTACTTCTATTACCAAGATTAATCCACCTGTAGAAGCATATCATGAGTTAACATTTGTGTTTACTTCTGCATATGCTACTGCATTCAATACTGGTGGTAGTGGTAGTGGTGCAATCCATGCTGCATACACAAGTGTTGCGGATCGTCCTGTAACGTTGTATTATGATCCTCGCACTCGTTTGTATTACGTGATGACTGTTGCTTAATTAAGGATTGAAGTGCGGTGTGGTTTAAAAACTGCATCGCACTTCAAATTTGAATATGGACACATTAAACATAGTAAATGAAAAGTCAGAACCAAATAAATCTCTTCGTGAGATAATTAATGCACGTTTAATTGAACATTTTGGAACTGATACAATTTCATGTCTACCTATATGGCGGGTTAGTTGGGCACCTGACCATTATGAGAAAAGATTTGGAACTTGGGAAGATTATGGTCAGGGTGGAATATTCATTAGGCGCGTAACTGAAATGCGTGAGATGAAGAAGTATCCACATTTACCCAAGCATTATGTATTTGAGCGATTAGTGTTAGTTCCCGCTGAGCAGCAGAAGGAATTATGTGGGGCTAAAATTAGTTATGAACCAATACATCCATTTTGGGATAGCAATACCAATCCATTACCTCCTAATTGGGAAGTCTGCAAAATTATTGTAGACATGATTCACTATAGACTCGGTAGAGGCCCCAATCCACTTGCAATACAAGATCCAGATGCAGATGGAAATAATGGATTAGAGGCACAAAAAGAACGAGTCAAAAAGATTATGCAGGGTTTGTATGGGAATGAAACGCGCATTGGAGATCATTTATCGGATAAGACGGGTGTATTTTTAGATTCTGGTTTAATACTTACGGATACGGGCTTATCAAAGTCCAATTAAGGAGAAATTCACATGGCAGCAGGAATGGCAATTGCACCAACGAATAAGCGAACGATTAGACAACAGACTAATCCATTAGATAAGGCTACTATTGTCTCAATTTGTCCATTACGAATTGCAGATCATAAACACACCACTCAGCCATCCTATTATGTATTGGAGCCTGGTAGTGAAGAAAATCCGTCTATTCTTGTGGTTGGGCCAAGTAGTTGGTGGCGTGAAATTGATGAGCATATGCCCCTAATTGAATTAACTTCAGGTGCAATGGTTGTTGCCGATGCAGTAATTAAAGATTATTGCAATGGTATGTTAGAAATTACTGAAGATGCATATCCTGGATTCTTCTTTGTTCCGGGTGCATTTGATATCGAATATATCAAGAAGAATTATTCCACCGCATTTACTGAAGTGGCTAGAAAGCAGAAGAACTGGTTTAGAAATTTAGTTGATTTAGGCGATAAGGGATGGGCCAATACTAATGGTAATCCCCGTGCTATCAACGGACTAATGCGTATGGCTGCTGAAGCATTAGGAATGCAAGATAGAGATTGGATGAAAACTACATTGGATATTAAGAAGATTCCATGTGTGGCTTGCGGTAATTTACGTAATCCAGCCTATCCAATTTGTGGTGCTTGTAATCGTGTGGTTGATTTGAAACTTGCTCAGAAATTGGGCATTGTTGATTTGACTAAGTAGGAGTATATATGAATGGTATTGGTTGGGCAGTTAAAGAAATGCACAATGGTAATAAAGTAACTCGACGGGGTTGGAATGGTAAAGATATGTATTTAGCTTTACAAATTCCTGATGAAAATTCTAAAATGTCTTTACCTTATGTTTATATGAAAACTGTAGATAACAAATTGGTTCCTTGGTTGTGTTCTCAAACAGATTTATTATCTATTGATTGGGAACTTGTTAACTAAGTAGGACACAAGAATGGCAACTGTAAACTTAACCGGAACGCAAGTTGCAAATTTTGCAGCAGCTCGTTTAAATGATGCTAGTCAAACTCTTTATACGGATGCTGTACAGTTGCCATTTCTTAATATTGCTTTAGCTGAATTACAGGAAATATATGAAGCCAATAATATTCCTGTTACTGATACTACAAGTGCAGTAATTAATGTTCCTACTGCATCAGCAGGAATTGTGACTATTGGATTTACAGGAACAGCGGGTAGAATTTTACCAACTGATTTAATTGAACCTAAAGTTGTATGGGAAAGTCCAGAGGGATTAAACCAATGGATTACCATGACTAAACTAGATTATTTACCCCAATATGATTTGAATGCTCAAATTAGCACATTAGTTAATTATCAGTGGGCGACAAATGCAATTAAGGTTTTAGCAGCTAATGCTGATAACGATATTAAGTTAGATTATGTTCGTAACTTATTTACAGAACTTACGGATATTACTACTGATTTACTTGTTCAAAATAGTCTGTCATTTTTGGGTAATCGCGTTGCTAGTCTTGTAGCATCCGACATAGAAGAAAATGAAGGACGCAGCCAAAGATTGTATTTGGATGCACTTCAGGGATTAGATAGAGCGTTAACCATACCAACAAAGGGGAGACAAAGAATAACTACACGACGTAGACCGTTTAGAAGTGGATACAAGAATTCTCGCATGGTTGAGTAATTCTCTGTTCATGGGGATTTTCATGGACGTTCTAAAGATAGGACGGAGATAATATTATGTCAGGTCAACCCGGTTTATGGCAGCAATTACGGCAGGATAGTCGAGATATGAACTTATCCAATAGATTAGGTTCTATTGGTAGGACTTGGTTTGTATTTCCTGATGGTAAGGGGCCAAGGGGTTCATTTACGTCAATGACTACATTATTGACGGGAGGACTATTACGTAGTCGTGATGTAATTGTCTTGGGTGGAGTATTAAGGGAACAGTGTGTTGCCCCATTAGATATATACGATGTAACTATTATTGGTGCAGCTAATCGTCCTAGACAGTCTACTAGTGGTGGCGTTCCTACTGGTGGTGGCGCTACTTGGATGGCACCCGCTTCTGGTGCTGTAGCGTCTACTCCATTATTAGAATTACGTGCTCAGGGTTGGAGTATTAATAATATTTCATTTACTCCACATACTAGTTCCGCCGGAATTAGACTTACACGTTCTGCATCAGTAGATACTATTGATGCTGGACATGTGGAAATTTCTGATTGTTTATTTGCGGGTCAAGGTGGTACAGGACAAATTGGAATTGAAGATAGTGGTGGTTCTGGCTTCGCCCTTATTCAGAATAATAGATTTGAAGATTTAACGGGAACTGCTATTAAGGGATTAAGCACTGGTGCTGCTGTTCCCCAGAAATGGCGAGTTACTCGAAATGTATTTACTCGGAATACCAATGCAATTGGAATGTCATCTTCAAAAGGATTGTTTGATTGGAATGTGTTTAATCAGGCTGCTGATGATACTAACTTTAAAGTTAACCTTGTTGCTGTTTCTGCACAGGGTGATTTAAATATGGTATTGCATAATGTATTTTCAGATGCAGCAGCCAATGTAACTATTGCTAAAGGTTACAAACCCGGAACTACAGATGTTTGGAGGAATTGGGTTACTGATACTGCTGCTTACATTATTACTGTGCCCGCATAGTTGAAATACAGAGGGTTTGCGCATTCTGTGATAACGCATTCATTCAATTGAGACAATAATGGTCAGAGGCCACGAACCAGTAGATTTAAGTAATCTAAAAGGATTATGGGCTAGGGGAGATGTTGAAAATACTCCCTTAGACCATATGCAGGATTGTCTTAATATACAATTCAAGGGTAATAATTTTCTAACTGTCGATGGAATTGGTA